AGGCTGCGCTCGGCCTTGACGGCATGACCTCGATCTTGTCCGCGCTGCCGAAGTATCGGATGTTGCCGATCTCGCTCAGTTCGTTTTTCTGCGTTTGACCGTTCGGGAGCGTCGACGCCGGCGTCGGCGTGAACAGGTTTCTGCCGTTGGCAGTTCCTCGGTCAGAAAATACGAGGGCGGCCTGCTGACTAGCAAATCGGACACCAGCTTTTTCAGCCTCAAGAATCTCGTAGAGCATACGAGCCGTACGGATCGCAGCATGGAAGTCAGTAACTCCACGGTATTGGTCCACGCGGAACGGATCATAGTAATGGCAGAAAAACTGACTTTCGATGTCTTCAGGATCATAATAGACGCCCTCTCTGGTCACGCGGAAGATTCGGTACGCCACAGGACGACCGAACTCATTCGTGAAGATGCCTTGGAAGTAGTTTGCTGGATCTGCGCCCAGCGCGTTCGGATTGCCGATGCGCGTGCCAGGCACAAGCTGGATCTTCAGCTCGCCGTCTACGCGACGAATGATGAAGCCGCAGTCTCCGTCGACCGGACGCTGCTCGGCTGCAAGCTGGATCAACTTCTTAAAGGTGTGGCGGTTCGTGACATCGCACGTCTTGCACCACTCGTGGAAGTAGTCCGAGACAATCGCGTTGTACTCGCGGTCGCCGGTGGTCGGTGAGTACTCGTGCGGCGTCAGGTAGTTGCCGAACTTGCGACTGATCTCGCGCGCTTCGGGAAAGTTCTCAACCAGGTCGCGAGCTTCCCACATCATGACGATGCGGTCGCGAACGGTCGTGTTAGATTCGGACGGCAGGCCGTATTGCTTCGGCGCGTAAAGTCGATTTGTCTGCGCTGCGTTGTAATTGAACAGCGCCGCCTGCACGCGCGACTCCATGCGCTTCAGTCCCCACGCCGGCGCAACTGCCGAAATTGCTTTATCGTACCAAGGCGCCGAAGCGATGACCTTTGAAGCGTCGAAGTCCATGATTAGTTGCCGTTAAAGCTGACGAAGGTGACGTCTGCGCTCGTGCCGTTCTGGTAATCAATCGCAGCGACGATCTGCCCGAGCATGGTGTTGAGTCGGCCAAGGTCCGCGCGCGTCACGCTCTTGCCGTTCAGACTGTACGAGCTGTTGACCAGCACCGCGCGAATCGCGGCCAGAGTCTCGGTCTTCAGCGTGGCGAGCGTGGCAAGATCCAGGCCCTCAAAAGGGTTGTCGGTTCCCATACTTTAACGTCCAAACGTTAAAGGCGGGAGACGCAGGCTGCGCTAGCGTTAATCCTTTTTAGGCGGCGTGTACCGAATGACGCCGGCAATCGTCGCCATGCAAAGCAGCATGGCCGACGTGTCGAGACCGTGGTTCGGCGCGTTGCTGCGTACCTCGCGCCACTCCCAAACGCCCGTGCGCACCTCGACCTTAGACTCGCCCTTGAGGTGCTCAACGTAGAGCGGATTCACGTCTGACGGCAGCTCCCACTTCAGATCGCCTTTGCCGTCCAGAGCCGCCGCTAGCGTATCTTTGAAGTAGTCACCCGACCACTCGTAGAAGTAAACGTCGCCGCCTCGGTAATCGCTGACGCGCGGCTCGCTGAACGGGAAGTTGATGAGCTGGTCTGTGTGCTCGTCTCGCATCGTCCAGGTCTTCCGACCATAGCCACGCATACCACGCCAGCCAAACTCGGCGCAATCGCGGTCAACGTCAGACGGTCGGTATCCTCTGTCCTGCGCAACGCACGAATCCGGCACAGCATACCGGCGCTGAATCTCGCGCAGGTGGTCGCGCGTGTCCACGCGGCCAAACCACAACTGACGGAAGCGCGGACCAGTCGCAGTCGAGAACGCGCCGATCTCGACCCACCAATGGTCGAGCTGACGGTCGAGCGCCATGAAGCGCACAACCTCGTTGTCGATTTTCTGGCCGGCGATGTACTGCTGCGACGAATAGTCAGCCTGCGTGGCTTGGAACAAGTTGATCGTCTTCTTCACGACCAGCCACGGCTTGGCCTCGCGCTTCGTGCGAAAGTCGATGCGCATCTGATCATCGCCAGTCCGCAGCGAGTGGTTCTCGGCCTCGCAGAACTCCTCAACAAGAAACTTCATCGGACGCGCGACGACTGCCTCTATGCGGAATGACACGTTCTCCGGTTGCGCGTCTGTGCGCGTTGCAATGAAGCGTCCTGTTTTCTTCCATGCCTCGCGCGTTGCGTCTGAGTCCGACGACTCATGACCGCAATGCACGCAGCGGAACCGCGTCGATGCAACCGCGCGCGCTACGTCCCATGAGTTGTCGTCGCGCTTTGCCTCGCGGTCCCATACCACGCCGGCGCGCTGGTCGCCGCTGGACTGGTCGAAGACAATAGGATGCGGCTTGTGACAGCTCGGACAGTCTGCGTGCCATTCCTGCTGATTGCCGCCGACGTAGCTTGCGTGCTCAACGTTGCCGGTCTGCTCGTCCATGACGCAGGCTTGGCTCACGTTGTAGACCTTGCTTCGTCCGACCTCCTCGAACTTAGACACGCGCGCGATAGCATGGCCGAAAACCTCCTGCCAGCGCGGGAGCCATATCTCGTCGTTGATCTTGTAACGAATCGACTGCGACTGCTGCGTCGAAAGGTTCGCGGCGTTCAGCGTCAGGAAGAAGCCGCCGAAATAGATCTCCGTTGTCGTGCGATGCGGCCCAGGCTTAGGCAGCATCTCGGCAACTGGTCGGCAGCGTTCTAGAAGCGGCCACAGTCGCGTCTTGCCGTGACGCTCGACCATGTCGTCGGTCTGCATCGTCCAAGAGATCGGTCCCGGATCATTCGCGATGATCCACGGGAGCCAGACATCAGCGACCAGCGTGCCGCCGATCTGAACGGCCTTGCGGAAGTGAACGCGGCGGACCAGCGGATCCTTGAGTGCGTCAAAGATCGGAACGAGCCACGGCGACAAGCGCACGTTGAACGGTCCAGGTGTCGCGTAGCTTTCCGGCAGTTGGACGTGCCTTCTCGCCCAGTCGTAGATCGGAGCGCGATCCGGTCGCGGGAAGCGTAGCTCGGCCAAGGAGTCTTCGGCTTCGGTCATGGGATGCGTTGTAGCGTGTTGGCCTGGACAGTCCTCGTCGGTCGCTCCTCGCCAATCGGCCAAACCAGCGGAGAGATCAAGATCATCTCGCCCGCTAATCCCCCAGATGTTACCTCGTAAACGATCTGCGGCTCGTCTTTCGCGCGATGGTACGGCTGTACGACCACGATGTCACCGACACGGTATTCGCTGATCATGGCTGCTTTTTCTTTGGCCTGCCTCCCTTTGCGCCGTTGCGCCGTGCCGCTTCTGCCTTGGCCTGACTACGCGCGCGACCGCCGCGCTGGCCTAGATGCGCCATGACGAAGCGGATGTCGTTGGCTGTCGGCTGGCTCATGAGCGAACAAACTCTCCGTTGCTCTTGCGCTGCATGACCAAGAACTGCGCGCCGCGAACGCCGGTCGCGATCCAGAGCTTCGGCTCCCAATTGCGCGTAACCATGTCGGCTGCGGTCAGCGCACCGATTGCAATCTCGGTCAGCGTGTATTGGCGGTTGTCGATCGTGGCGGTGGTCGTGTTGTTCATGCGATCAATGAAACCCAAGCGGCTCCGGTTGTAAAGTGTTTTGCGGTTAGAAAAGGAGCGCTTGGTTTCCAAAGCGCTCTTGCAGTTATTTAGCGGCCAGCGCGCAAGCTGTCGTAAAGGTCACCGACCAGCTTGTCGAAGGATCCGGCGCCGATGACGTGGTCAAACGCGCTCTTGAGGTCAGCGCCGCCTTGAACGCCCGCGAGGATCGCAGCAGCCAGCGTGCTTTGATGCGTGGCCTTGATCCCGTTGTTTTCGATAATCGCCGCGACCGTGTTGAGTTGTTTGTTGTTCATGCGACAAACAAAACCTAAGCCGCTCCGCTTTCCAAGATAAAAGCAGTTACACCGCAAAGCCTGCTTTGTAACGGTCACTCCGCCTCCTCGTCGCTGCCTGCGCCTGACTTGCTCTGCTTCACGGCGTCAGTTTCAAAACGCGCAAGATTTGCGTTCACAACTTCTCGTATCTCATCCAGGATCAGTGACCCTTCGACGTTCGCTTCGGCTGCGCTCTTGCCGGCCACGCGCGGCCCCAGCTCGACCTCCAACTTAAGACGTAGCAGCAGATCCAGCTTCGACCCAAGCAGCCGCAGCATCGCCTTGACCACCGCGCGGTCAACCACGTCGCCACGCATTGCCGCCAGCTTCACGTCCTTGAGCGCGATGTCGCGCTTCAGCGACTCGGCCTTGAGTTCGCGCAGATCGCCCGACTCCTGCGAGGTGTACGAGCGCCCGAGACCGTTCTGGTCCAGCCACTCCCGCACCTCCTCTGGCGTGCCGTCCATTGGGAAGCCTTCCCGACGCTTCCATTCTGCAAGTGATCGGACCGAACAGCCCAGCGCTTTCGCAAACGGCGCCGCCGGTCCACGAGCAGTCAACTTGCTTGAGTCAGGCATTGGCTGTTTTATTGCGAATTGCGTGCGCGTTTATTGTAGGCACATTG